GGTAGTTAAAACATTTGAATCTACTTCAGTGTAGTTTCTAATTTGTGTAATTAATCCGCTATAACTTAATCCTGCCATTATGGTGTTAACGTAACGGGTCCTGCTGTAACCGTCATTCCGCCTCCTTGTTCAGTCACGGTAGGAGTTGATCCTAACGTAAATGTATAATTGTTTGTTCCTGTAACTGTTATACTAAATCCAGAAGCATTTTCAAATGCTGTAAAAACCACTCCTCCAGGGCTACCATTTACATTTCTAAATACTACGGTATCAGATGATGACCTTCCATGAGAAGGTTCTGTGACTGTAATCGTTGTTGATCCTGATGTGATATTAAATGGGTTACCTGGTAATAAATTTTGTGTTGCTGGTTCTGTTCGTGCAGGTCTTACATTTTTTAAACCTTGTGGATCAGCCGTGTGTATTTTTGGTTGTAGTTGTGGATGTTTAGCTTCAAACTCTGATACATGAACAAAAGCCCCATTCCATTCTCTAACCATTTCTGTATATGGAAATTCTTGACCTGATCTATCAGATATAAATTTTGCGTATTTTCCTGAAGCAGTATTAGACATTTGGATAATAAGTTTTAGGGGTTATAAATGAACTTGAAGAAGAACCATCTTCAGCTAATGCTCTTTGTAGCTCATCTTCATATAATAGTTTTAATTCTTGAG